GGAAAGACCTCTGCGAGGTACGAATCCGAACCGGCCAGACGGAGGTCGCTGTCTTCACAGCTTACGAACCTGAGGAGTAAGAGACCTGGCGGGGGAGAAATCCCTCGCCACCTCTGATGTGTCAGGCATCCTCAATGCACCCGCACTTAACCCGCTTCGGCGGGTTTTGTTTTTCTGAGCATCCTGGTTTACAATCCACATGCCAGCCTGAACAACTGGCACCTGCTGCGCCAGCAGAGAAAACAGATGGCGCACAAGACCAAATTACACAATTCTGATACCGTTCGTGCCAGCAGGCACGGGCGGTGTTCGCACGCATTCAAATATGACTGGTATCAGCACGACCCCTGCACTGAAGAACAGGCCGAATGGCTGATTCATAACTACCGCAGACGTGGGTATGAGTTTAGGAAAGCCCTCAGCCTCGATTATCGTCACTGGATAATCTACGTCAGACTCCCTTATTCCGAACGCCCACCGCGTCCGTCCCGCACATTCCAGCAACGCATCTGGAGGTAACGTGCGGGTATTACTTCGACCTGTTCTGGTGCCGGAACTTGGGGTGGTTATCGTTAAGCCAGGTCGTGAATCCATGCAGGTATTCCATAACGGCAGAGTGCTGGTTGAACCGGAGCCAAAAAGCATGCGCGGTCTGCCGTCCGGGGTCGTTCCTGCCGTTCGCCAGCCGCTGGCGGAAGACAAATCTCTGCTGCCATTTTTCAGCGATGAGCGGGTGATTCGTGCTGCCGGCGGCGCTGGTGCACTGTCTGACTGGCTCCTGCGTCATGTTAAATCCTGCCAGTGGCCTCATGGTGACTACCATCACAGTGAAACCGTCATACATCGTTACGGTACCGGCGCGATGGTGCTGTGCTGGCACTGCGACAACCAGCTGCGTGACCAGACATCCGAATCACTCGGGCAACTTGCTCATCAAAACCTGTCAGCATGGATGATTGACGTCATACGCCATGCAGTGAATGGCACGCAGGAGCGGGAATTATCGCTGGCTGAATTATCCTGGTGGGCGGTCCGCAATCAGGTGGCGGACGCGCTTCCGGAGGCAGTATTACGTCGTTCTCTGGGGTTACGTGCGGAAAAAATCCGCTCTGTGTACCGTGAAAGCGACATCATACCGGGAGAGCAGACAGCCACCAGCATACTGAAGCAGCGCACAAAAAATATTGTGCTACCGCCTCACGCCCACCAGCAACAGAACCCACCACAGGAAAAGACGGTGGTCAGCATTGCCGTTGATCCGGAGTCTCCTGAATCTTTCATGAAGCGACCTAAACGTCGCCGCTGGGTTAACGAAAAGTACACGCGCTGGGTTAAGACACAGCCGTGTGCATGTTGTGGTAAGCCAGCCGACGATCCCCATCACCTGATTGGTCACGGTCAGGGAGGGATGGGGACAAAAGCCCACGATATTTTCACGCTACCGCTGTGCCGGGAGCATCACAATGAACTTCATGCTGATCCGCTGGCATTTGAAGAAAAGCATGGTTCCCAGATTGATTTAATTTTTCGTTTTCTTGATCACGCCTTTGCAACCGGCGTGCTCGGGTAAAAGAGGTTACTGATGCGTATAGAGTTTGTTTTGCCTTACCCGCCAACGGTGAACACCTACTGGCGACGTCGTGGCAGTACATATTTTGTATCAAAAGCCGGTGAGCGTTATCGCCGTGATGTGGCGCTCATTGTTCGCCAGCAGCGACTGAAATTAAATCTGTCCGGAAGGCTGGCGATCAGGATTATTGTGGAGCCACCGGATAAGCGCCGTCGTGACCTGGACAATATCCTGAAAGCGCCACTGGATGCACTGACACATGCGGGACTGCTTATCGACGACGAGCAGTTTGATGAAATTAATATTGTGCGCAGTCAGCTTGTACCTGGTGGTCGGCTGGGCGTGAAGATTTACGAAATTACAGGTGGTAACGATGGCACGTGATATTCAGATGGTTCTTGAGCGTTGGGGAGCGTGGGTGGCAAATAATCATGAGGATGTCACATGGCCATCGATTGCTGCTGGCTTTAAAGGATTAATACCGTCGAAAGTTAAATCGCGTCCGCAATGTTCCGACGATGACGCAATGATCATTTGTGGCTGTATGGCCCGGTTGAATAAGAACAACAAAGAATTACACGATTTGCTGGTAGATTATTACGTGGCGGGCATGACGTTTATGGCGCTAGCACGAAAGCATGGTCGTTCGGATTGCTGGGTTGGCCGTTTGTTGCAAAAGGCTGAAGGGATAGTTGACGGCATGTTGATGATGCTTGATATCAAGCTGGACATGGACTGATAAAACTTAACTCACATACCCTCTCCATGCGGAGAGGGTATGAATTAAATGTTTTTATAATAACTCGCTTTTTCGTTAAAATTATTTTTGTTTTCTCTGGATGGAGAACTTACGTAGTTTTCCCATGCGCTATACGTTTTGATTAATGCTTCTCGCTCTGTAGGTGATTTTGTGTTTGCCTTGAGTTTTTCAAATGGTTCTTTTGCTGCATTTAAAACGATCATCATTTGCTCGATGTCGCAGTCAGCGATTGCTTTTGATATATCGGGATCCCAGCCAACTCTCACTAACATATCTTGCTTGCTGGAAGTAATAAATTGTGTAGTGTTGATTATCATTTCTCCCTTATATAGAAGCTTTAAAAAATTATTTTTGTTAACTTGCTGGGGCGTGTTGTCCAAGGTGATATTTTCGCATTTCTTTAAATACGCATAATGATCACTATTTCTGTTTTCTGCGGAAGATTGAGCCGTACACCCTGTAATGATCAATGTACTTAATAATGTCAATGCTATTTTTTTCATATGGGCCTGCTTGTGAATTATCGTACAAGAAAAGTTCGACTAAATTTTATCGTAAAAAGACATCGCCGAACAGATGTTTACAATCGTAAAAAATCAAATATGCTGTTAAGAGTGGTTACTTCGCCACACAGCTTAAACCCGCCGCCAGGCGGTTTTTTGTGTCCGAAAAACGGCGCAGTACGTTAAACGTGCTGGTGGTTGCGAATACCGGTCTTTCAGCTTGCTGGCTTTTTCGACAAGAGTTATTGGTATGTCACGTTAACCAGAAAAGGGAAAAAGACATGCTAAAACAGCAGGATATGACCGAAACTGCCAGAGTGGTGTTTAATGAATTAAGCGTCACCGAACCGGCGACCGTCGGGGAGATTGCGCAGAATACTTACCTTTCACGCGAACGCTGCCAGTTAATACTGACCCAGCTTGTTATGGCGGGTCTGGCAGATTATCAGTTCGGTTGTTACAGACGCCTTCCGCGGTGAAGGTTTTTTAATTTGTGGTAATGGGCGGCTGGTGGGTGTTAGCGGCACCTGCCAGCCATCTGCTCATGCGTTGTGGTCACAAGCAAACCTCAGGCCCATCTGCTTTGCGCAAAAGCGGTATGAGCCTATCAGAGAAGTGCTTATTGATCTATGGCTAATACTGTAAAAATATCCAGTTGTGAGTTAATCAACGCTGATTGTCTGGAATTTATCCAGACCTTACCGGAAAATTCTGTCGATCTGATAGTCACAGACCCGCCATACTTTAAAGTGAAGCCCGAGGGCTGGGATAACCAGTGGAAGGGCGACGATGATTACCTGAAATGGCTGAATCAGTGTCTGGCGCAGTTCTGGCGGGTACTGAAGCCCGCAGGAAGTCTTTACCTGTTCTGTGGTCATCGCCTGGCATCTGACACCGAAATCATGATGCGTCAGCGCTTTAATGTGCTGAACCACATTATCTGGGCGAAGCCGTCAGGGCGCTGGAACGGGTGCAACAAGGAAAGCCTGCGGGCGTATTTCCCGGCAACAGAGCGCATTCTGTTTGCAGAACATTATCAGGGGCCATACCAGCCCAAAAATGACGGCTATGAGGCAAAGGGGCGTGAGCTAAAACAGCACGTCATGGCCCCGCTGATTTCTTACTTTCGTGATGCGCGTGAATCACTGGGAATAACGTCAAAACAGATAGCGGAAGCCACCGGAAAGAAAAACATGGCTTCGCACTGGTTTGGTACCAGTCAGTGGCAATTACCGAACGAGGGTGATTACAACAAATTGCAGGCGTTGTTTGCGCGTGTTGCGGCAGAAAAGCATCAGCGAGGGGAACTGGAAAAGCCACACCACCAGCTGGTCAGCACATACAGTGAACTGAACCGGCAATATGCCAGCCTGCTGGAAGAGTATAAATCTTTGCGGCGTTATTTTTCCGTATCGGCTGCCGTTCCGTATACGGATGTCTGGACGCATAAATCCGTGCAGTTTTATCCGGGCAAACATCCCTGTGAAAAACCGGCAGATATGTTGCGGCAGATAATTGAGGCCAGCAGTCACCCTGGTGATTTGGTTGCGGATTTTTTTATGGGTTCAGGTTCAACGGTAAAAGCGGCGATGGCACTGGGGCGTTGTGCGATTGGTGTTGAGCTGGAGACCGGACGTTTTGAACAGACAGTCAGGGAAGTTCAGGATTTAATCGTTTGAAACGGATGAGATTGCAGAATTAATTACGCACCATTATTATTCTGCTCCCGGCCCTTTAGCTCAGTGGTGAGAGCGAGCGACTCATAATCGCCAGGTCGCTGGTTCAAATCCAGCAAGGGCCACCATCACATACCGCCATTAGCTCATCGACAGAGAGTGCCAGCTTTCGAAACTGGCTGTGTGGGGCTCGGGTCCCCGATGGCAATCTATTATCTGCATTATGCGTTGTTAGCTCAGCCGGACAGAGCAATTGCCTTCTAAGCAATCGGTCACTGGTTCGAATCCAGTACAACGCGCCACGCTTATTTTTCCAGGCTCGCTTCGGCGGGCCTTTTTCATATCCGCGCCACGCCCGGCGAATATCAAAAAACCACAGAGCCTTTCAGGGGTGAGCTTACGGGATGGTCAGTGTGACTTTCTCTGTGGGCTGGTCACCACCGGGCGCAGGCTCACCCACTAAAAGGAAAAGTCACGATGTTTGGTATTTTCAAAAAGAAAACCCGCAAGGCCATTACCGAAGTGAAGAAGATGGAGAACCGCGACGCAGTGGAGGCGACCGTCTGGGGCGCGTATTCCATTGCATACGCTGACGGCACCTGTGATGCGAAAGAAATCGCAGTACTGGAGAAAACCATTGCAGCACTTCCTGCCTTTGCGCCGTTCTCCGGTGAGATTGCCCAGATGAGCGCCAATATCCGCGCCCGTTATGAAGCATCCCCGCGTTCAGCCAATGCCGAAGCCCTTCGTCAGCTGGCTGATGTCGCCGGTACTGATGATGCAGTTAATGTGCTGTGCCTGTGTCTGGATATCGCTGACCAGGATGGCATTGGTCCGGATGAAGAAGCACAGCTCAAGAAAATTGCGCAGGCGCTTCAGCTACCGCTGGAGCAGTACCTGTGAAAAGTGCGCGCCTTGTGCTGGCTGCCATCCTGCTGTTTCTGGTAGTGGCAGTGGATTTCACCGGACGGCTGATGTCGGTGCTGGCAGATGGTGTGCTGGTGGTGATGGCGCTGGTCGTGCTCCGGCCTTTACTGCGTAAATCTGAATAACACCACACAAAAGGCATCTGCGGGTGCCTTTGACGGGGTATTGTTTTTTACGGGCCGCTGGTGGCCCTTTTTTATTTACAGGAGAAAAAAGTATGTCTGAACCCTTATCCGGTTCCGGTACGGCTGCGGCGCTCGGTGGGGCGACGGTATTCGGGCTGTTTACCGGAACGGATTTCGGGATTGTGTTTGGTGCGTTCGCCGGGGCGTTATTTGTGGCAACAATTCCGCAGGCGCTTTCAGCCTGGCGTGTGGCGGCGCATTTTCTGGTGTCGTTCATTATCGGCGTGCTGGGGGCAGGGGTTCTGGCATCCTGGCTGGTAAAGCACACAGGGTTTGACGGAGCGCCTGTCGACGCACTGTGTGCAGTACTGGTGTCAGTGGTGTCGGTGAAGATTCTCTCGTTCATCCACCAGCAGGATATTGCATCACTGGTGTCCGGTGTGTTCTCCCGCCTGCGGGGCGGAGGAGGCGGCAATGTTAAGTAACCTTCCCGGATTGCTGAATGTGGCGTTATGCACGGTTATCGTGCTGACGCTCTTTTTTTATCGTCGTCGTGACTCCAGACACAAACCGCTGATGTCATGGCTGGCCTGGCTGCTGATGCTGCTGTATGCCTTTGTGCCCCTCAGCTATCTGTGTGGTCGCCCGTTAGCGGTGAACTGGCTGGCGGTGGGGCTTAATCTGCTGTTCTGCGTGCTGGTGATTCGCGCACGCGGGAACGTTTCAAAAATCTTTGTATTACGAAGGCGCTGATATGAAGTCGAAAGATGAAATTTTTGACGAAGTTCTGGGAAAAGAGGGCGGTTACGTCAATCACCCGGATGATAAAGGCGGACCGACAAAATGGGGTATTACAGAAAAAGTCGCCCGCGCTCACGGATATCGCGGCGATATGCGTGACCTGACGCGCGGGCAGGCGCTGGAAATACTCGAGGCGGACTACTGGTATGGACCACGTTTTGACCAGGTGGCAGCGTTATCCCCTGATATTGCCGCAGAGTTGTGTGATACGGGCGTCAACATGGGGCCAGCCGTGGCGTCAAAAATGCTTCAACGCTGGCTGAACGTTTTCAACCTGCGCGGGAAACTGTATCCGGATATGGATGCAGACGGACGTATCGGGCCGCGTACTCTTAATGCATTACGGGTATATCTGAAAAATCGTGGCAGGGATGGAGAGCTGGTAATGCTGACCGCACTGAACTGTACGCAGGGTGACCGCTATCTGGAGCTGGCAGAGAAACGGGAGGCTAACGAGTCGTTTGTTTACGGCTGGATGAAAGAGCGCGTAGCAGTTTAAAAACTGACACTGAAGTGCTGAACACCCTCAACTCATGCAGGCTCTTTTCTGGGGCTACGATGAGCAAAAGTAAGGGGCATAGCATTAGATAGCAAAAACCCCGGCTGCGGTAACAGTCCGGGGTTTTCTGTTTCTGGCCTTGGGTAAGGCAAAGGAGAACATGAGGAAGTATAAACTAATTCTGTTGAGGTTGACTATGAAAAACGGCCTTGAATTGAAAGCGCCCGTAACTGATGACATCAGCAGAGCGGTGGCTTTTGCCATTAAGTGGGTGGCTGTCGGTATCGCTGTGTCTCCGATGCTGTATGGGATGGCAAAATTGATCATTGCTGTGAAATCGTAAGTGGGGCAGGGGTAAATATGTCAGATAGCATTATAAAACTGGCGCGAATTCTCTGTGTGGTTGTTGGCCTTTCATTTTCAGCAATGTTGGTTGCCATTTTCATTTCCACCACCTGGCGAGTATTGAGCTTATCCGGATTGATTGGTGGATAGTGAGATGAAGCGAAAACACTGGACACACAGAATGCCGCGAACGGCGGCGAAATGGGCACTGGTAGCGATACTGGTGCCTTTTTTATTGGTGGGATGCGTCAGCCTGGATAAGGCGCGCCAGCTTTTCGATACAGCTTCTCAGGTCTGCAAAATTGTCGACGGTGTCCGGCATTGTATGCAGAACTGATCGCCTGTAAGAGCAGAATATTTTGCTGAAAAATGAAGGATGCGTCAGCGTCCGGAAAGCATGAAATTCTGTGTTTGTGGCTACTCAATAAAATAAATTCTTTCTTTCGCCGCGAATACTCAAATGTTGATCAGTGCCCGGTGCGGCGACGGGCTTCGATATCAGGAGACGATGATGGAAACAACAGAAAACAAACCGATTGTAATTGGTGCCGCTACTGTCCCGTTTAAGTTTGAGTTGTCTCAACTGGTGGAGATGCGCATCAGTGATGAATGGGGTGAGGTTAAAGCTCGCGCGCAGTATGCGGATGGCGAAAACCAGTACTTGATCCACTACAAGGCTGCTGATGGTCGCGCCACAACGGCGTGGTTTGGTGAGTCAATGCTGGGAGCAACAGAAGATGATCGCCATCCGGGCTGTCCGGTATTTGCCGGTATGAAATTACCGGAAGGTGCAGTTGAACTGCAGCCGGGTGAGGTGTTCGTAATGACAGACATCATTGATGGTAAACCGCAGTATTAGCGTATTGAAATGAATAGTAAGAGTGCTCGCCTGATTCGTGAGTAACAGGCATTACAGCAGCCCTTCACTCTAAGGGGTTGCTGTAATGTGAGAAATAAAAAACCGGTCACAGGGAGCAGCTACACAGAAGCGGCCGGCGAAGACCGCCAATACCACCCATGCATTGATGTAACATACTAATGACAATAGCCGCTATTGATGTAAATGCAATGTTATGCATCGACGAAAATAAAAAACCGGCAGGGGAAATCCATTGAAGATTTGCCGGTGGCAAAAGAGGGCCATGTTTTTAACCTTAGTCGCAGAGTTACGGAGTGCAACTACGAATGCTGCCGGTATATGGCTGAATGGCGTTTCAATGATGTACGTCATCTTATCTGTAAATGTTAATGACAAACGCTCTCATTTGTGCGGGTCCTTCCGGTGGGGTGGCCTGCCACGGGGCGGCAGCGGCGCGGATTTTCGCTATTTATGAAAATTTTTCGGGAAAAAGCGTGTCGGTACTTCTCGTGTATAACTCATTGTTTTTTCATAAATCACATCCGTAAAAGGTACGACATGAAAGTGCCCGAAAAAGACGTTTTTGAGCACTTCCATGTCGGACCCTGCATTTGATATGGAAATGTTTTATGAAGGTTAACAAAAAGAAGCTCGCGGAAATTTTCAACGTGGATCCACGAACGATTGAACGCTGGCAGTCTCAGGGGCTCTCTTGTGTCTCTGGTGGTAGTAAGGGGGTTGAATCTGTATTTGATACCGCCATGGCAATTCAGTGGTATGCGCAGCGCGAAGCCGATATTGAAAACGAAAAACTCCGCAAAGAGACCGAGGATTTGCGTGCGGCTGCGGAATCATATTTACAACCCGGCACCATTGACTATGAGCGCTACCGACTCACAAAAGCACAGGCTGATGCACAGGAACTGAAAAATGCCCGCGAAGAAGGGCTGGTACTGGAAACGGAATTGTTTACCTTCATTCTGCAACGTGTGGCACAGGAGATTTCGGGGATACTTGTACGTGTGCCGCTGACATTACAGCGTAAATATCCGGATATTTCACCGTCACACCTTGATGTGGTGAAAACTGAAATCGCAAAAGCCTCCAACGTTGCAGCTAAAGCTGGTGAGAGCGTAGGCGGGTGGATTGATGATTTCAGACGCACAGAAGGCAGCTAATGCAGCCGGTGCGATAGCAACAGGGCTTGTATCTCTCAATATTCCGGTACCACTGACGACAGTTCAGTGGGCTGATCAGTATTATTATCTGCCAAAAGAGTCTTCATATACTCCCGGGCAATGGGAAACACTGCCGTTTCAGGTTGCCATCATGAACAGCATGGGGAATGACCGGATCCGCACCGTTAATCTGATTAAATCGGCGCGTGTTGGTTACACCAAAATGCTGTTGGGGGTGGAGGCTTATTTTATTGAACACAAATCCCGTAACAGCCTGCTTTTTCAGCCGACAGATTCTGCGGCAGAAGATTTTATGAAATCCCATGTCGAACCAACGATAAGAGACGTTCCTGTATTACTGGAGCTGGCTCCGTGGTTTGGCAGAAAACATCGGGACAACACGCTTACCCTGAAACGTTTCTCCTCCGGTGTGGGATTCTGGTGTCTGGGCGGAGCTGCTGCCAAAAACTACCGTGAAAAATCTGTGGATGTGGTCTGCTATGACGAACTCTCCTCGTTTGAACCGGATGTGGAAAAAGAAGGTTCACCAACCCTGCTTGGCGATAAGCGTATCGAAGGTTCGGTATGGCCTAAATCCATACGCGGCTCAACGCCCAAAATTAAAGGTTTTTGCCAGATTGAAAAAGCCGCGAACGAATCTGCGCATTTCATGCGATTTTATGTCCCTTGCCCTCATTGTGGTGAAGCCCAGTATCTGAAGTTTGGCGATGATGCGACGCCGTTTGGCCTGAAATGGGAGAAGGGTAAACCGGAAACGGTGTATTACCTGTGTGAACATAATGGCTGTGTGATCCGGCAGTCGGAACTTGACCAGACCGACGGGCGGTGGATTTGTGACAATACCGGGATGTGGACGCGTGACGGTCTGACATTTTACAGCGCCGGTGATGAGGAAATCCCGCCACCGCGCTCAATCTCGTACCACATCTGGACGGCATACAGCCCGTTCACCACCTGGGTACAGATTGTTTATGACTGGCTTGATGCACTGAAGGATCCGAATGGCGTCAAGACGTTCATTAACACCACGCTGGGGGAGCCTTATGAAGAGGCTGTGGCAGAAAAACTGAGCTTTGAGTTGTTGCTGGAAAAAGTCTGCCACTATGATGCGCAGGTTCCCCTGCGGGTGGTTTACCTGACCGCAGGGATCGACTCTCAGAAAAACCGTTATGAGATTTATGTCTGGGGCTGGGCTCCTGGCGAAGAAGCTTTTCTGATTGACAAGCAGATCATCATGGGGAGACCGGAAGATGAGGACACCCTTAAACGCGTTGATGCCGTGATCCGGAAAAAATACCGTCATGCAGATGGCACTGAAATTTCCATTTCCCGCGTCTGCTGGGATACCGGTGGTATTGACCAGGACATTGTGTATCAGCGATCCAGAAAACACGGCACTTTTTTTGTGCTCCCCATCAAAGGGGCGTCGGTGTACGGCAAGCCGGTGATCACCATGCCAAAAAAGCGAAACCAGCGTGGGGTGTTTTTGTGTGAGGTGGGTTCCGATACCGTCAAGGAAATGCTGTATGCGCGTTTTGCCCTGCCGGTGGTATCTCCCAGTGAAGTCGCACCGTATACCTTCCGTTTTCCGGATAACCCGGACATTTTTTCTGATGTTGAAGCTAAACAACTCGTGGCAGAAGAGCTGGTTGAAAAAGTTGTGAACGGGCGGGTGAAACTCCAGTGGGATGCCAGAAAACGGCGTAATGAAGCTCTGGACTGTCTGGTGTATGCCTATGCAGCGCTGCGCATTTCCGTTCAGCGGTGGCAACTGGATCTGGATGCACTGGCCCGCGCCAGAAGAGATGAACAGGACGACGATGAAATGACTATTGAAGAAATCGCAGCTGCTCTGAGTGGAGGATAAGTGATGATTTATACGCATGAAATGCTATGCGATGCCCGCCGGGCGTTACATGAACTGATGATCGGACGTGCTGTGGTTTCCGTCAGCAAGGACGGGCGTCAGGTTCAGTATTCGCGGGCGACAATTGGTGAACTGCGTCAGTATATTGAAGAGCTGGAAAGTGCGCTGGGTGTATCCGGACGGCGTCGTGGCCCGGCAGGAGTGGGGCTGTGAACGGGGAACTGGTGGATATTCATGGGCAGCCTTTACGGCAAAGCATGGGATATTCTGGTGGTGGTTCCGGGTTCGGTGGGCAAATGGCAGAATGGCTGCCTGCACCGGAAAGTGCCGACGTGGCGCTCTTACCTTCCATTCATCTGGGTAACGCCCGCGCGGATGATCTGGTCCGTAACAACGGTATTGCATCGAATGCAGTGGAAATTCATAAGGATCATATTGTCGGGCACATGTTTCGTCTGAGTTACCGTCCCAACTGGCGCTGGCTGGGGATGTCGGAAGCAGATTCACATGCTTTTATTGAAGATGTTGAGGCGGCGTGGATGGAATACTGCGATCCGGTGTTTGGTATGATGGATGTGGAAGGGCGTCGTTCGTTTACCGAATTCATTCGTGAAGGGGTGGGGGTCCATACGTTTAACGGTGAAATTTTTGTCCAGCCCGTATGGGATGCGGAATCCACGTCATTATTCCGGACGAAATTCAAAACCATCAGCCCGAAGCGTGTCAGTACACCCGGTTATGGTACCAGCGATCGTTTTATGCGTGCCGGGGTGGAAATAAACCGACACGGAAAAGCGCTGGCCTACCATGTTCAGGATGATGACTGGCCCGGCTACGGTGTCAGTAAATGGACACGAATTACGGCAACACTGCCTTCCGGACGACCGGGAATGATCCATGTGTTTCAGCCACAGGAAGACGGGCAGACCCGCGGGGCCAACCAGTTTTATTCTGTAATGGAGCGTCTCAAGATGCTCGACACACTGCAGGCCACGCAACTGCAGTCGGCGGTGGTTCGCGCCATGTATGCCGCCACGATTGAATCCACACTGGATTCGGAAAAAGCGTTTGAATATATCGCCGGGGTGGGAGATGGAGGTAAAAATCCCCTGAACACCATCATGAAAGGCTACGCGCGTTATTACGCCACCAATACGGTAAAACTGGGCGGGGTCCGTATTCCGCATCTTTACCCGGGAGATTCACTGAATCTGCAGACAGCCCAGAATGCGGATAATGGTTTTTCTGAACTGGAAAAGGCGCTGTTACGTTACATTGCTGCCGGACTGGGTGTGTCGTATGAGCAGCTTTCCCGTGATTATTCACAGGTCAGTTATTCCAGTGCCAGGGCATCCGCCAATGAGTCGTGGCGGTATTTTATGGGAAAACGAAAATTTGTGGCCAGTCGCCTGGCGTCACAGATGTTTGCCTGCTGGATGGAGGAAGCCCTTATTCGTGGTGTGATCCGTCCGCCGAAATCCCGTTTCTCATTCTGGGAGGCCCGTTCCGGGTGGTGCCGTGCCGAGTGGATTGGTGCCGGTCGTATGGCGATTGATGGCCTTAAGGAAGTGCAGGAAGCGGTGATGCGCATTGAAGGCGGCCTGAGTACATACGAGAAAGAGCTGGCCCTGATGGGGGATGACTATCAGGAGATTTTCCGCCAGCAGCTACGGGAAACTCAGGAGCGACAGGCTGCCGGTCTTCCGCGTCCGGTCTGGATAAAGGACGCGTTTCAACAGCAGATCCGACAGACAACGGGAGAAAAAGGCGATGCGCTGTAATTTATCACATATTGCCGCGATGGCATTTAATGAGCCGCTTTTACTGGAACCCGCCTATGCGCGGGTTTTCTTTTGCGCACTGGGTAAGGAGATGGGGGCGGGCAGCCTTGCCGTTCCGCAGCAGGCCGTTCAGCTTGATGCCGATGGTATGCAGCTGGAGGTTACCGATTATATGACTGGTGGTCCGCGTCCGGTAAAGAGTTACCAGGTGAAAAATGGTATTGCCATTCTGCCGGTGAGCGGCACGCTGGTACATAAAATGGGTACCCTGCAGCCATATTCCGGTATGACCAGTTATGACGGTCTGACTGCCCGTCTTAAGTCAGCGGTGAACGACCCGGATGTACGCGGCATTTTACTGGATATCGACAGTCCGGGCGGTCAGGCTGCCGGGGCGTTTGACTGTGCTGACATGATTTACCGTCTGCGGGAACAGAAGCCCGTGTGGGCGCTGTGTAATGACATGGCCTGTTCAGCCGCCATGTTGCTGGCGGCGGCCTGTACGCGTCGGCTGGTCACGCAGACGGCAAAAATTGGTTCGATTGGTGTGATGATGGCGCACACCAGTTACGAGAAACAACTGGCACAGGAAGGCGTGGATATCACGCTGATTTACTCCGGGCAGCACAAGGTTGACGGCAACAGTATTCAGGCGTTGCCGACAGGTGTGCGTGCGGATTTTCAGCGCCGTATTGATGATGCCCGCCGGATGTTTGTCGACAAGGTGGCACTTTATACGGGGCTGAGTTCAGAGGTGGTGATGAATACCGAGGCTGCCGTTTATGACGGTCAGGCAGGCATTGATACAGGCCTGGCTGATCAACTGATTAATGCTGCAGATGCCGTTGATGTAATGGTTTCTGCTCTGAACGACTCTGTTACACAGGAGAATACGATGACACCAAAAAATCTCACCGTTGCTGAAGCGGTGTCCCAGGAAAATCAGCGCGTGATGGGGATCCTGAATTGTCAGGAGGCGAAAGGACGCGAAAAACTGGCGCAGATGCTGGCAGGTCAGCAGGGAATGTCAGTTGAGCAGGCAAAAACATTACTGGCAGCGGCACCGGCAACCGGCACGGCAAGTTCCGGCGATCAAATTATTGCGTTGCCGGAAGCAAAAGGACGTGAACAACTGGCACGGACGCTGGCTGAACAGCCGGGAATGACGGTGGAGCAGGCGAAAACGTTACTGGCAGCGGCACCGGCAACCGGCACGGCAAGTTCCGGCGATCAAATTATTGCGTTGCCGGAAGCAAAAGGACGTGAACAACTGGCACGGACGCTGGCTGAACAGCCGGGAATGACGGTGGAGCAGGCGAAAACGTTACTGGCAGCGGCACCGGCAACCGGCACGGCAAGTTCCGGCGATCAAATTATTGCGTTGCCGGAAGCAAAAGGACGCGAAAAACTGGCACAGGCGCTGGCTGAACAACCGGGAATGACAGTGGAGCAGGCGAAAACGCTGCTGGCAGCTGCGCCATCAGTATCGCAACCGTCACAGGTAACACTTTTTGAGCGCTTCATGGCACAGCATGCCGCCAGTGCCGTTTCCGGTGGCGGAACTGCCGGGAACGGGGAAAAAGAACTGCTGATGAGTATGCCGTAAGCGTGGATCCGTGATTCAGATAAATCAGGAGACTGAGAAAATGATTAAAACCACCACAGAAAAGCGCGCGGACGGGCGCATTTTTGCCGGAAGCGATCCGGTATATACCGCAACAGGTACCAGTGGTATCAGTGTTGCCACGCCTTCACTGACGCCACTGATGCTGGATGACGCCAGCGGAAAACTGGTGGCATGGGATGGTCAGAAAGCCGGAACGGCTGTGGGGGTGCTGGTACTGGCGCTGGCCGGGACCGAGCCCACACTGACGTACTACAAAAGTGGTACGTTTGCCACCGAATCGCTGGTCTGGCCGGATTCGGTGGATGCGGTGAAAAAAGCCAACGCGTTTGTGGGAAGTGCCATCAGCCACGCCTGATGGTGAAATGATTAACTGAAAAAACGGGTCGTGATGCGGCCCGTTTGTGTTTTTAAAGGAAAGTCAATTATGGGGTTATTTACCACGCGTCAGTTGCTCGGCTACACCGAGCAGAAAGTGAAATTCCGTGCGCTGTTTCTGGAGCTGTTTTTTCGTCGTACGGTCACTTTCCATACTCAGGAAGTGATGCTGGATAAAATCACTGGAAAAACACCGGTTGCGGCATATGTGTCTCCGGTTGTGTCAGGTAAGGTACTGCGCAGTCGTGGTGGTGAAACCCGCGTGTTACGCCCCGGCTATGTTAAACCAAAACACCGGCTGGATTATCAGCAGGCGGTGGAGCGTCTTCCGGGGGAAGATCCGGCCCGTCTTAATGACCCGGCCTACCGTCGCCTGCGTATTCTGACTGACAACCTGAAACAGGAAGAGCAGGCGATTGTGCAGGTGGAAGAAATGCAGGCGGTCAGCGCTGTTCTGCAGGGTAAGTACACCATGAGCGGTGAACAGTTTGAGACGGTGGAAGTGGATTTTGGACGTTCTGCCGCCAATAACATAACGCAGGCAGATGGACGCGAATGGTCAAAACAGAATGTTGACACCTTTGATCCGACGCATGATCTGGATGCGTACTGCGATTTTGCTTCCGGTACCATCAATATTGCGATTATGGACGGTACTGTCTGGCGTATGCTGAACGGTTTTAAGCTGTTTCGTGAAAAACTGGATACCCGCCGTGGCTCAAAATCTGAACTGGAAACCGCGCTGAAAGATCTGGGTTCCGTGGTTTCTTTTAAAGGTTATTACGGTGATCTGGCCATCATGGTGGCGAAAACAACGTATGTTGATGAAAGCGGGGATGAGCAGCGCTATCTGCCGGAAGGCACACTGATTCTTGGAAACACTCAGGTGGATGGTGTCCGTTGTTATGGCGCAATCCAGGATAACCAGGCGTTGAGTGAAGGGATCACCTCTGCAATTCGTTATCCGAAACACTGGTTAGAGGTGGGGGACCCGGGGTGCGAATATACCATGACGCAATCTGCGCCGTTGATGGTGTTGCCGGATCCGGACGCGTTTGTGGTAGTTAAGGTGAAATAAGGTCAGGTGGGATATTCCCGCCTTTTTCTTTATCGCACAGGAGAGATGTGATGACAAAAGAAGAAATAACAGCGCGTCTTCAGGAGCTGGCGGTAGCACTCGGGCGCGATGCCGATATTTCAGGCTCTAAAGCTGATCTTGAACAACGTCTGGCGGAGTGGGAAGAAGAATTAAGTGATGGTTCAGACGGCCTGTATAAGGATGATGAAGAACCACAACAAAAAAACGAAACACGATCCGAACGTGGGGAGAGTGAGAACCGAAATTCTGTGGATATGGTCATGGTCAAAGCTGTGGTGATGTTACATGTCAATGCACTCCACGGCACACGGGATAACCCCGTGGAATTTGTACGTCCGGGAGAAGTGTTTCGTGTATCTGCTGTGGTGGCAGCCAGCATGGCAGAAAGTGGCCTCGTGAAAATGTGTTGAATGTGGGGGAAAGGTGGCAGATTTCGATAATCCGTTTGATGCCGCCGTCGCCATGGCTGACGAGGTCATTCTTTGTCATATGGGGATTACGGCGGTAATTACGTCCGGTCAGCTTGAAGGAAAAACACTCAGGGGTGTTTTTGATGATCCTGAAAAAATTTCTTTCGTTGCCGGAGGAGTACGGTTTGAAGATTCTTCACCGTCTTTGTTTGTGAAAACAGCAGATATTACGGGACTGCGCCGTCTGGATACGCTGGAGGTTGGTGGGGATCTTTTTCGGGTGGATCGCATTACTCCGGACGACGGGGGATGCTGTTATATCCGCCTGCAACGGTGTGACACTTCCCGGGGTGATATCAGTACTGGGCGATATTATGAAAGGTCTTGAAAACGCCATCCGTAATCTGAACAGCCTTGATACCCGTATGGTGCCACAGGCCAGCGCATGGGCGATAAACCGTGTAGCGCAGAAAGCGGTCTCGGTAGCTACCC